GAACAGACTGAAAACATCAAGGAGCAGGAAGTTGGGCTTTGCGAAGATGCAGCTCGGAATGTGATCGGTGTTGTTACTGATTGCCTGAAGCTGAACATTCGTGAAAAGCCGAGTAAGGATTCCAGAGTAGTAACGGTTGTGACATGCCTTGACGAATTGGAAATTGACATGGGCGATTCCAATGATGATTGGTACGCTGTCTGTACTGCTACCGGTATTGAAGGATTCTGCATGAAGAAATTTGTAGCCGTCAGGCAGTAAGGAGAAAAACGATATGGACAGTATCCTGACATCGATTAAAAAGCTGCTCGGAATTGCTGAAGAGTATGAGCACTTTGATCCGGACATCGTCATGTACATCAATTCGGCATTCTCAGTCTTGACGCAGCTCGGTGTCGGTCCTGAAGAAGGATTCCGTATCGAAGATGCAAGTAAGACCTGGTCTGAATTCCTGTACGATGATCCTCGTCTTGAATTTGTTAAAACCTTTATCTACCTGAAGGTGAGACTGGCGTTCGACCCGCCGTTGAGTTCGGCAGTGATGGAAGCAATTAACCGACAGATCAGCGAGCTTGAATGGCGAATCAATGTGACAGTCGACCCTGATTAAAAACGAGAGGAGGATTTCAAAATGGATAATACAGCACTTTCCCATCATGGCATCATTGGCATGAAATGGGGGGTCCGGCGCTATCAGAATAAAGATGGCACTCGTACCGCAGCCGGAAAGAAAAGAGAAAGTTCTTCTAAGTCTGATGTTCCTGCTCATGAGGACTATACTAAAGCTCATAATAGTAAGAGCATTAAGTCTATGAGTGATGCAGAGCTTCGTAACCGATTGAACCGTCTTCAGATGGAGAAACAGTACAGTCAATTGTCTTCGGCTGATGTGAATCGTGGAAAGGAATATGTATCAAAAACTCTGAAAGTCGCCGGAACAATTGCAACCGCTACTTCGACCGCCTTAACTATTTACAATAACTATGGCAAGATCAAAGAAATTGTAAACGGTATGGCTAAGAAGACTGGCTAAGGAGGTACTTATGGCATTATCAAACACTGCCGTTCCTAAGTATTATGGCATGTTTCGTGATGCCGTAATTCGAGGGGAGATTCCGGTTTGCAAAGAGATCTCCATGGAGATGAACCGTATTGATGATCTTATCGCTAATCCGGGCGTGTACTATGACGACCAAGCTGTTGAGGGATGGATTGCTTATTGCGAGTCCGAACTCACTCTAACAGATGGCTCTGACCTTAGCCTTTTGGATAGCTTCAAACTTTGGGGTGAACAGATCTTTGGTTGGTACTATTTTGTTGAGCGAAGCGTGTATCAGCCGAATCCAGATGGTCATGGTGGGCACTATGTTCGCAAGAATGTGAAAAAAAGGCTGATTAACAAACAGTATTTGATCGTTGCACGAGGTGCCGCTAAATCAATGTACGGCTCAACCTTACAGGGTTACTTTCTGAATGTTGATACCTCTACTACTCATCAGATCACCACCGCCCCCACAATGAAGCAAGCGGAGGAGGTCATGTCTCCTCTTCGCACCGCTATCACTCGTTCGAGAGGACCGCTGTTTCAGTTCCTGACAGAAGGCTCTTTGCAAAACACAACCGGTTCCAAAGCGAATCGCACAAAGTTAGCCTCTACAAAAAAGGGCGTTGAAAACTTCCTTACGGGTTCGCTTCTTGAGGTCAGACCCATGAGCATCAATAAGCTCCAGGGTCTACAAATCAAGGTCGCAACCGTTGATGAGTGGCTTTCCGGAGACATTCGAGAGGATGTTATCGGCGCAATTGAGCAGGGCGCATCCAAGGTGAACGACTACATCATTGTTGCAATCAGCTCGGAAGGTACGGTTCGTAACGGAAGCGGCGACACCATCAAAATGGAGTTGATGGACATCCTTAAAGGCGACTACATCAATCCCCACGTTTCGATTTGGTGGTACAAGCTTGATTCCATTGATGAAGTCGGAGACCCGGAAATGTGGCTCAAGGCTAATCCAAATCTTGGAAAAACCGTAAGCTATGAAACTTATCAGCTTGATGTTGAAAGAGCTGAAAAAGCTCCAGCTGCCCGAAACGATATTCTTGCAAAGAGATTTGGACTGCCTATGGAGGGGTACACCTATTACTTCACTTACGAAGAAACTCTTCCGCATCGAAAGAGGGACTACTGGCAGATGCCTTGTTCCCTCGGTGCAGACTTATCACAGGGCGATGACTTCTGCGCATTTACATTTTTGTTCCCTCTGCCAAACGGTTCCTTTGGCATCAAGACACGAAACTATATTACCTCTACCACTTTAATGAAGCTGCCTGCTGCTATGCGGATCAAATACGATCAATTCATGGCGGAGGGCAGTTTAATTGTTTTAGAGGGTGCTGTACTTAACATGATGGATGTCTATGAAGATTTGGACAACCATATTCAGGAGTGCGGATACGATGTTCGATGTCTTGGGTTTGACCCTTATAATGCAAAAGAATTTGTGGCGAGATGGGAATCTGAAAACGGTCCGTTTGGAATTGAGAAAGTTATTCAGGGCGCTAAAACTGAGTCGGTTCCACTTGGAGAACTGAAAAAGCTTTCTGAAGAAAGAATGCTTATCTTCGATGAGGACCTTATGACCTTCGCTATGGGTAACTGTATTACCCTTGAAGATACAAATGGAAACCGTAAACTTTTGAAGAAGCGATACGAGCAGAAAATCGATGCTGTTGCGGCAATGATGGACGCTTACATTGCTTATAAACTCAATCGAGACGCATTTGAATAAGGAGGTGGTCAAGTTGGATGAGATGTATCATCATGGTATTCTCGGTCAGAAATGGGGCGTTCGCCGTTTCCAGAACAAAGACGGAACTTTGACCGCCGCAGGTCAAAAGCGTTTGGAAAAGAAAGACGCAAATTGGGCTCATAAAAACCACGACAAAATTGTATCTAAAGCCCGCAAAGATGTTTCCAAAGAACTCGATCAGTATGCCAATCAACTATTGAAAAATCCTTCCTCTGTGACATCGAAAGGTAAAATCAGTTCTTCAGCTATCAATTCCTATAATCGGAAGATGGCTGAACTGATGAATGAGTCCGTCAAGAATGTTATCGCACCTTCAGGGCGTGTCGTTCAATTCGTTGCAAAACGAGGTGAAGTCGGCGTGCATATGGCTCTGGCTGACAGAGGCTATGATATGCAGCAGCTGAAGAACGGTATCTGGGCTTCCGGTCGAGTTGCCTATAAGAAGAAAAATGTTGATATGGTTTAAGGAGGTGATGATTCAAAATGGAGATGTCTTTTGGTTCCAGATTGAAACATGCTTGGAATGCGTTTACCGGCAATGTTCAAATGAACTACCGGGATTTGGGTATGAGCCATTCATATCGAGCTGACAGACCAAGAATGTCCAGAGGCAATGAAAGATCAATCGTCACATCGGTTTATAACCGAATTGCGCTTGATGTTGCGGCCCTGAATGTTCAGCATGTTCGGTTGGATGAAAATGGGCGTTTTCTTTCGGTCATCGATGACGGATTGAATAATTGCCTCACTTTGGAAGCGAATGTCGATCAGACGGCACGGTCGTTCGTTCAGGATGTAGTTATCTCTATGTTTGATGAAGGAAGCGTGGCTATTGTTCCGGTCGATACAACGACTGATCCTAACGTGTCCGGTTCGTATGACATTCAGTCTCTTCGTGTCGGACAAATTTTAGACTGGTATCCGCAGCATATTCGCGCTCGTGTGTACAACGAACAAACGGGCAGAAAAGAAGATATTGTGGTGCCGAAAAGTGCAGTGGCTATCATTGAGAATCCACTGTACGCAGTTATCAATGAGCCAAATTCTACTATGCAGCGGCTCATTCGTAAACTTAACCTACTTGATGTCATTGATGAGCAAAGCGGATCTGGAAAACTCGATTTGATTATTCAGCTTCCTTATGTAATCAAGACAGAAGCAAGGCGTCAACAGGCCGAAAATCGGCGTAAAGATATAGAAAACCAGTTGTCAGGTTCAAAGTATGGTATCGCTTATACTGATGGTACTGAGCATATCACACAGTTGAATCGTTCCGTGAACAACAACCTAATGTCCCAGATTGAATACTTGACGAGTATGCTATACAGCCAGTTGGGGATCACTCAGAGCATTTTGGATGGAACAGCGGACGAGAAGACAATGCTGAACTATAACAACCGGACAATCGAGCCGATCATTTCCGCTATTGTTGATGAGATGAAACGAAAGTTTCTGACCAAAACTGCCCGATCACAACACCAGTCAATTTCATTCTTTAGAGACCCGTTCAAACTGGTTCCTGTCAATGATATTGCTGAAATTGCTGACAAGTTTACAAGAAATGAAATCATGACTTCGAATGAAATTCGTCAGGTAGTCGGTATGAAACCCTCTGAGGACCCGAGAGCAGATGAACTTAGAAATAAGAACCTGAGTGCACCGTCCGGTTCCAATCAGCAGTCGGAAGAAATGCCTATTGCCGAAGTTGATTCAATTAGAGACTCAGTAAGTGATTTGGACGACAAAATCTCTAAGCAAAAATCGAAAAA